GACCGACTTAGGCCGGACGCTGCGCGATATGTACCAGGGCGGCAACCACTCCGAAATCACCAACATGGTGCTTCGCGCCGCGGTCAATCCGGCGAACACCACGGTCGCGACCTGGGCGGCCGAACTGATCGCAACCGAGACGCTGCCGTTCCTCGACCGGCTTATTCCCGACAGCATCTTCCTGCCGCTCGCCTCGATGGGCGTGCGCTATACGTTCGGCAACGCGGGGGTTTTGAAAATCCCGGTACGGGCGAACACGCCAACGCTGGCAGGCAACTGGGTTGCTGAAGCCGCGCCAAAGCCGGTTCGCAGGGCAAGCTTCACCACGGTGAGCCTGGCGCCGACCAAGCTGTCGGTGATCTCGACCTTCACGGAAGAGATGGCACAATACAGCCCGCAGTCGATCGAGCAGATCATCAAGCAGGCAATGAGCGATGACACGTCGATCGCGCTCGACACTTACCTGATCGACGCGGTGGCGGCCTCGGCCGGCGTTCGCCCGGCGGGACTGCTCAACGGTGTGACGCCGATCACGGCGTCGGTGGCGACGCCGGCGACGGCGGCGATGGTGGCCGACCTTAAAGCATTGGTCGGCGCGATCATCGCGGCGGGTGGTGGCCGCGCGATTGCTGTCATTATCAACCCGGCGCAGGCGCTGAGCCTGGGCTTTGCCCAGACCACGACGGGCGATTTCCTGTTCAACGATCGCGCGGAAGCGGGTTCAAAGTTCGGGGTTCGCTTTATCGTCTCGGCAACCTGTCCGGCCGGTCGCGTGATCGCGGTTGACGCGGCAGACCTTGCTTCAGCGCAGGGCGACAGTCCGCGGTTTGCGGTGTCGACCGATGCAACGCTGCATGAAGAAGACACCACGCCACTGGCGCTCGGCACCACGGGTTCGCCGAACGTCGTAGCGGCGCCGATGCGCTCATTATTCCAGACCGATGCGGTGGCAGTGCGCATGTCTCTGTACGTCTCGTGGGTGATGCGCCGCGCCGGCATGGTGCAGACCATCGCAGCCGTTACCTGGTAGCTCCCAAACTACAGCGCGGCGATCCGTTGCCGCGCTGCCTCTTTTGGCAAAGGGAAAATTAACATGACAGACGACAACAAGCGGCAAGCCGCCGATGCCGAGCAGAAGCGGATTGAACAGGCCGAGACCGATCGCAAGGCGCGCGAACAGGCCGAGGCCGATCGCCGGAAGGCCGCCCGCGACGCGCCGCTGGTCCCCAACGCCGAGGGCAATGTGATGGTGGAAGCCATCATGGGGCCGTACCGCGGCCAGCGCCTCACCATGACCGCGGCCGACGGTCAAAGTGCGATCAATAACCATTGGGCGCGCAATCCTGTTGAGGCCGAGTATCAGCATGACGCGCTCGACGAGCCCGAGCGAGTGGCAGCGTTCGACGCCTCGCACGCCTGGGCGAAGGCGCAATGGGACGCGGCGCAAGACGTCGAGGAGACGCCGCCACCGGAAGGCGGCGAGGGCACGCCGGTCGCGCGCAAGCGCAACGTGACGCCAGAACCGGCCGGCGGCTACGTCACCAAAGCGGCGCCGGCGCCGGCACCAAAAACCTAAATGGCAAACATGCTGCAATCCCTGGCGCGGCTGATCGTGCCGCGCCAGAAGGCCAACCCGGCCGGCGAGGGCAATTGGCACCCTGGGCCTTACACCGTCGCCGGCGGCGTGATCCCGGCCGGATCGCCGTGGAATTTCTGGCAGTGCGATATTGATCCGTGCGGCTATCCGTCGTCGGCGATCGTCGAGGCCTGCGTGTGGGCCTATGTCCGCGCCATCGCGCAACTGCCCGGCTACCATAGGCTCGAGCTGGACAACGGTGGCACCGAAACCATCACCACGTCGGCGCTGGCGCGGTTGCTGCGCAACCCAAACCCGTACCAGACGCCATCCGATTTCCTGGTGCACCTGATCCGCTCGCTATTGCTCAACGGCAATTCATACTGGATTGCGCAGCGCAACGATCGCGCCGAGGTGACCGCGCTGCACTGGACCGATCCGCGGCAATGCCGGGTGCGTGAGATCGGCATTCAAGGCCAGTCCTACCGCGAAGTGTTTTACGAGATCAGCGACAACCCGCTGTTCCAGTTCGACAGCATCCTCGGCCGCAGTTCGCTGGTGATCCCGGCCCGCGATGTGTTTCACGTGAAATTAGCAACGCCCCGCCACCCGCTGGTCGGCGAGACCTGGCTGGCAGCGCTGGCGACCGAGCTGGGGCAAACCGGCGCGATCAACAACTCGCTGACGCAAGCCGCGGCCAACCAGCGGCCGGCCGGTGTGATCACAACCGACATGACGCTGACCAAACCGCAGGTCGACGAGCTGCGCGCGCGCTGGACCGACCAGGCGCAGAACATGCCTGCCGGCGGCGTGCCGATCCTGACCAACGGGCTCAAGTTTCAGCCGCTCACCATGAGCGCGTCAGATCAGCAGGTGATCGACCAGAAAAAATTGAACGACCAGATGGTGGCGGCGGTGTTCGGCGTGCCGCAAATCCTGGTCGGCATGGGCGGCGGCGCTACCCAGAAAAGCGCCGAGGCCGTCATGGCCGAATGGCTGGCCGCCGGGCTCGGCTGGTTGATCAACCACGTCGAGGTGGCGTTCGATGCCTTCCTCGACCTTAACGCCAACTCGGTCGGGCGTGGCCGCGAATATACCGAATACGACACCCGCGCATTGCTGCGATCGGCGTTCAAGGATCGGATCGACGGCCTGTCGCGCGCGGTGCAGGGCGGCGTCTACAGCCCGAACGAAGCGCGCCGGCTCGAAGGGCTGCCCGACGCCGACGACGGCGCCGAGCCGCGGCTACAGGCGCAAGTCGTACCTTTAAGCGCATGGGACAAGGTGCCGGCGGCGCCGAGCGCACCGGCCGCACCAGCGGCGCCGACCAAGCCCGACGCTGCCGAGCCGCCGGATGACCCGGCCGCCGAGGATCAGAAGACGGCGATTTATAGTTTCAGCATCAGACGGGAAATGACGGATGTCCGCGCAGCCTGATCGCGCGCTGATGCGCGCTGTTGCCGAGGTAGTAATTGACGAGGAGAAGGCGCGCGCCGCGGCCGACGCTGTTATTGCCGCTGACCTGGCCAGGCTAAGAGAACGGATCGACGAATACGGCAACGTCATTGAAACCCGGTTCATGGGGCTGGATATGCGGGTGCGCGACATGGTGGCCGCTCAGGTGGCGGCGATCGTGATCCCGCCCGGTGAGCGCGGCGAGAAAGGCGACCGTGGCGACGTCGGGATGCGCGGCGAACCGGGACCGCCCGGAGATAGCATCGTCGGCGATCGCGGCGAGAAAGGTCTGCCCGGCGATCAAGGACCACAAGGATTGCCAGGACCAGTCGGCGAGAAGGGTCTGCCGGGCGATCCCGGCCGCGACGGGCGCGACGGGACCATCGGAGAACGGGGCCAGGACGGCCAGTGCGGGCCACCGGGCGCCGAGGGACCGCAAGGGCCGGTAGGGGAGGCCGGCTATCCCGGACGCGCGTGCGGCCTGTACGATTCGACGGCGGCCTATCGTGCGATGGACGTGGTGGCCTTTAACGGCAGCGAATGGCGCGCCAAGGTCGACAATCCCGGATCATTGCCAGGGGACGGGTGGATGTTGGGCGCCAAGGCCGGCGCCAGGGGCGACAAGGGCGAGCGCGGCAACAAGGGCGAGATGGGCGAGCGCGGGGCGCCAGGCGTGCAGGGGCCGGCCGGCGTCGGCATCGCCGATATCGTGATCGAGCAGGGCCTGCTGATCATTGTGCTGACCAACGGCACGCAAAAAGAATTCGCATTGGAAGCGGCATGAGTATCCGCAAGACTGCCGCCGTCGACCTGACGGTGCTGCCGCGCGGACTGCTGTCCGATGCCAAGGGCCATCTGCGCATTGACGGCACCTGGGACGATTACACCGTGGTGTCGACGCTGGCGCGTGCCATCAACTGGTTTGAGCGCGTCACCGAAGTTTCGGTCAACCCGGTGACCTATGCCTGGAAACCGGCAC